CATTTTTTCCTTATTTATCAAAAAGTTATAATGTAGACCTCTTAACAATGTCTACATTTTGCCCACACTATTCGTTTCAAACCCTTGCCCAACAACCGATACTCTGCAGGCAATACAAGTTCGCTATTTGCGAACCTCTAAAATGCGTGCTACTATTTCTTTCGTTACAAAGCATTGGGAGCACTTCGCCTGTTGTAGTTGAGAGGTAATTCTCTCGCGGAGGTCATGAGATCTCTACCTTTTGCCCCGCACATGCCTGACCTCATGGTTAAGCAGCGATGCGAGAGCGAGCACTCTGTGGTGGCGACGCCACAGAGTGCGGAAAGGAGGGGGACAGCCAGTTAACTCCCATCCTAGTGATATGGCGAGCCTTTCAGCAATTCCGCTGTTAGGTATCATTAGGAGATTTAGATGAAAAAACTTTGTAATAACTGGCTGGCACTGAAAGACTCAAAGCCAAAGAAAAAAATCATTTGGCGTATTCTTAAGTGGACTATCAACGTCCTAATTTGGGTATGGCGTATCATGAAATTTTTCGATGGGGACGGGGCCGATTAGGTGTTCCCTCCATTTTTTACGAGGTTTACTTATGATTAACAGGGCATTGAAATTGATACGCCAGTTCCATGAAATGACTCAGCAAGAACTGGCTGAAAAATTAGACATATCTAAATCATATCTCTCCGAATTGGAGTCTGGAAAAAAAACTGTCAGTTACGAGTTGATTGAAAAATATTCCAAGATTTTTGATATTAGCGCATCTTCGTTAGTTTTCTTTTCCGAATCCATTTCCTCAGATGACAACGAATCGAAGCACTTAAAGAAGTTTAGGCAAGTCGCTTCAAATAAAGTACTAAACATTTTGGAGTGGTTTGTTGGCCGAGAAAAAGCTGCCCAATAATAAGCAACGCCGTCTTAGGCTTCAAACACGCGGCAAGCAGTATTCCGTATGCGACAGCCCATTCTATAAGCTTTGCTCCAAGACGAAGTTAGCTGAGATGCTTGGTTGTACTCTACCCGAATTGAAGAATCTATCTTCAGATGAAGACTATATTGTTTTCAATGAAGAAAAATCTGGAAAGCGACGAGAAGTACAGCAACCAAAACCCAAGCTGGATAAAATTCATACTAGAATAGGAAGCCTCCTGGCTCGCATAAAAACACCAGACTATTTACACTCAGGAGTAAAAGGACGGACCCATATCACCAACGCCAAGTGTCACAACTCTAATTCTCGTATATTGGTTACAGACGTTAAGTCATTTTACCAATCAACTACTTTCAAAATGATTTATGGTTTTTTTAATCACCGCATGCGATGCTCGCCAGACGTATCTTGGCTATTGACCAAAGTTTCTACATACAACAACTCAATCCCAACTGGTTCTCGACTAAGTATGCCACTAGCGTTTTGGTCAAGTATCGGAATGTTTGAAAAGTTAAACCAACTCAGTATTAGTGAATCAGTTGTGATGACTCTTTATGTTGATGACCTTACCTTTTCCGGTGAAAAGATAAACAAACTTTTCTGTCATAAAGTTAAGAAGATAGTCTCTAGCTACGGGCACCTATGCCACCCGAAAAAGACCAAGATATACAACCAAAATCAAGCTAAAGTGGTGACCGGTGTCGCTTTGTTAGAAAATGGGCCAGCAATTTCTAACAAACAACATAAGTCAATATATGAAGATATGCTTCAATGGGAAATAATCAAAAACGAAGCTCTCTTCGAGTCATTAAATAATCGCCTTTTGGGGAAATTAAACTCTCAAGGACAAATAGATTTTAGATATAAAGATAAAGCACGCAGCTTAATGAATGAAATACGACGCAGAAAGCCTTACAGTCAAGTAGTGTAAATTCACAAACCATCCAATCATGACACAGTTAGTGGATTGTATTTAATCGTGTCCAATAAATAATCCGGTGATAAATGAGCATATCTCATTGTCATGTTTATCGTTGAATGCCCCAGTATTTTTTGCAACGTCAAGATATTTCCTCCATTCATCATAAAATGACTGGCAAATGTGTGCCTGAGCACATGGGCTGCCTGCCCCTTAGGCAATACGATAGAAGATTCGTTTAAAGCTCGTCGAAAGGCGCCGATCGAGCTGGTGAAACACTCGTTTTCTGTAAGGTGAAGCCTAATCTCTCTGAACAGTTCTTCTGATACTGGAATAGCCCGATTTCTGCGGCCTTTCGTATTAGTGTAATACACCTGATTATTATTCACTCTATCAACTGTCAGGCCCTCAGCCTCGCCCCATCTTGCACCAGTAGCCAAGCAAATTTTTGTAACCAGCTTTACATGCGGATTTTTAGAGTAGCGATCCATCGTAGCCAACAACGTTTGAATTTGATCCGTAGTGAGCCAGGATAACTCGTACTCATCGAGCTTAATCATTTTCACCTCTGCCAGGGGATTTACATACTTGATCTCGCCAGCAGATTTAAGCCCGTTGTAAAGGCTGTTAAGATAGCCAAGTTCATTATTCAAGGTCTTCCCGTTTATTCCCGCGTCTAACCGAACAAAACGATAATCAAGAAAATCCTTCGCTACTATTTTTTGGGCAACAGGATTCCCTAATGCATCAGCCAGCAGCAATAATTTTGCCTTTATTCTGGCACCGTCTTTTAATTGAAAACCGAGTAACTTATACCAAATGTCGATTAAGTCGGACAGCTTCCGGGGGTCAACCTTATTGGCATTCCAATCTATATCGCTATGCGCTTTTGACAGGATATATTTTTCAAAGCGTTGCGCCTCTATTCGCGTAGGAAACCGTTTTCGCACTCGCCTCCCTGAGCGGCCATGCGGGTAAACATCCACCAGCCATTTGTCATCTTCCTTTTTAACCGTCACTTTTTAAACCATATCTTGATAGGAATATTTAGGCTCGTATGCCGTACCGCCCATACGCCAGGCAGTAAAATTGACATGCACTTTTTTCAACCATTCCACTTTCGCTAGATCCGGTGTAATCAAGGCAGACTCTTGCACCTCCCAATTCTCATAGAGCGCATTCAGTTGAGATCGAGTAACCAATTTCATTTCGGCAGTTTTAATGAGGTCACTTCTGCCGAGCCCTTCCAGCAATCCAGCTAAGTCGACAAGGCGGTTTTGTCCTCCGTGATTGCTGCAAAAATTCATGTCGCCGTCAAGCAGAATGCATTGCTTAATTCCAGACCGTGCAGGTTGCTTCGTTTCGATAAAAGCGTATAGGTCATTACGCTCATCACTACACTGCATAAAAACTAACCGACTAAACCATTCTGGCTTGGTCATCAATTCGTCGAGTTCTGGTCGAGGGTTGGATATGCGCTCAAAAAACCGGATTACATTTTGTTCTTGCTGGGCGGGGGCAATATGCGCTGGTGCTGAACTTTCACCGGTCAATAACCAATACGCGTATTTGGGCCAACACTGGGCAATGCTTTCCAATACATCTCCTCTAGGCGTATTCCCTTTGTTTTCTATCGCCTCTAGTGTTCGGGGAGAAAGGCCTGTTTTTTCAGCAAACTCCGATCTGGTTAGGCTCTCAGCCTCCCGCAAGTAACGAATTTTTTCATGCAAAGCCATTGACATTACCAGCACCTGTATTTAGAGTTATTAATACTGTTTTTACAGTAGTCGATTACAGTTTAGCAGTAGCTTATCACAAACGCAAAATAGTGTAAAAAAGTGGAACAACAGAGAGGATGGCATGACGGAAGCACTACAGAACCATGGCTATCAAGGGGTAGTTGGTGCCGGACCAGTGGTAACCAAGCGGCTATTTGCACAACTGACTGGCCTCACAGAAGAAACCATCAGAGGGATGATCGAGCGGGGCCACTTGCCGACGGTAAAGATTGGCAAGCATCGAATGGTGAATGTTGCCTTGATTACCAAGGACGCCTTAGAGACAGAATTCGAGCAGTAGTAAGAAAGCCATACCAGCGCTAACTGGTATGGCTCGACGGGGTGCGCTAACACCCCTTTTTTGTCCCAGCTTCGCGAAAAGAGGAACACTGCTATGGTAGCTCAACACGCTAGCCGCAATCAATTTGTCGGTTACGATGGTCAAACATATAACAACGACGTTCTGAACCAATTTGGAACCTACCAATGTATTGCCTTCCGCGACCGCATCCTGCACAAGTATTCAGATCTTGGCCCAGCACTTCGGGCTGAATATCACCACCTGGCCTCCAAAGAATCGCACATTAAGGCCAATTTACGTTTCCTGGATTTGGACCAGTCTCTTCATGTTCGAAATTTCAATTTTCTCAGCGGCCTCGATGGTGTTAAGGCTCTTTCAATAGATCTCGCAGAACAGTGCACCAAAATAAAAGCAAATCACAGCGATGAAGAGATCTACCTAAACTGCACAGCGCTAGCTCAATCGTATGAAATATCACCTCCCAACCCTGAAGACTATAAGGGGCAAGTAAGTCCTTGCATCAACCGCTTGTGCTGCGATAAATGGTGGCGCCGACAACTTAGAAAAAAACAACGTGCAACCATCGAAGCTGTTGCCCGTGATTTACGGCAAATACACAACCATCGGGCGTCATACTGTTCTGACCTAACGTTAAAGCTGCACCGTCAACAAAAGCAAAACAATCGAGATTTTCTCGAAAGCAAGGTTGCAATAAATGAACTGGGGTTTGAACGAACACTAGCTGAGTTATCGAGCAAATCTGTATCCAACCCTACAATTCGACGAATAGAACTTATCGTCCGCTGTAAGGGGTTTGAAGAAATTGCGAACGAATACGGACATAAAGGCGTATTTCTCACGCTAACTTCACCATCACGGTTTCATCGAATGACGAAAATCACTAACAAAGGAAAAGTGATTAAAGTCATACCCAATGAAAATTACGAAAATTTATCGCCTCGTGATGCTCAAGATTACCTGAGAAATATTTGGGCGCGCATACAGTCGAAACTATCCCGAGAAAACATAAGACCTTATGGTTTTCGTGTTGCCGAGCCTCATCATGATGCGACGCCACATTGGCATTTTCTGCTTTTTATCTCAGCCGACAAGTTAGATCAACTCGCAGATATATTCCGTCGCTGGGCGTTAAAAGATTCACCAGACGAAAAAGGCGCAAAAAAGCACCGAGTAAAAATCGAACACATTAAAACAGGAATAAACCCCAAAACGGGAACCGCTTACTCTGCGACAGGTTATCTCATTAAATACATTTGTAAAAACATTGACGGTTACGGAATCGACAACAACGTAGCCTCGGCTAAAGGATGCGATTGGGAAGGAAAAAATCCTCAAGAAGTCGCCGAAAGAATAGAGGCATGGGCAAGAACAAATAGGATTCGACAATTTCAGCAAATAGGAGGGCCGAGTGTGACTGTATGGCGAGAGCTACGACGCATAAGCGAACAAGACAATGTGCTTGAAGAGATTCGTAAGGCCGCAGATGCTGGAGATTGGGCAGCATTTATTCGGACAATGGGCGGACCAAATATTAAGCGAGATGAACAATCGGTAAGACCTGCTTATGCACTTCCTGAAAATCTGGATGTATCCACCGGCGAATTATCAAAAATCACGCACACAGAATACGGAGACGAAGCGAGGGAGCGTGTTATCGGCGTTCTTTTGGCAGGCGTAACAATTCTTAGCCGAACTCATTATTGGACGATAAAAGATAATGAAAAGGTTAAATCAGCACGATTACAGATAATGAATGGTATCGCGGACATATTGGAAGAAATTCGAGAACAAAATTCTCTCCGTACTTTAACAACGGAATTCATTTTGTCGCAGCAGGCGAAGCCTGCTGCCTTGGACTCGTGTCAATAACTCTACGCCACAGGAAATCCATGAAATGGATAACAACAAATTGATAGACGCGGATAAGGCCAGAGATTAAAACCCGTTTTATAAATGTAATGAATACGTCCCCAGTTATGTAACTCCGGGAGAATTAGTGCCTGTAGAGGTTGAGAGCCGTGAAATGGAAATGGCAATTATCAAAGCCTACGACTATGGCATTGACAGCTTAACGCTAGAAGGAAAAAAGCATATCCAGAGATTCATCGATGACGCATTGCTGAGAATGAAAGGCAAGCTGTAGTTCACTAAACCAAAGAGGAAACCACCATGTTAAAAATCAGCATCATTGAAGGCCATCATCAACCACAATCACGTACCACCAAAAATGGTATGCGCTATTACCAAGAAGGTTACGCCCATATGGGTGGTGCTTTCCCACAGCAAATTGAAATTCCTTTACGCAATCCAGCCGAAGCTAATCCCGTTGGTGAATACACGTTGGATATTTCCACATTTCAGGTTGGTCGTTTTAAAAATCTGGAACTTAATCCGTTTGAATTACGTTTGGTTCCAGCTCAGAAAATACTTTCAAAGGCTAGCTAATGACCGCTGAACAGTACGATGGTCTTTGGCTATTGATTTTTTGTGCCGCGCTCATTATTGCCTTTGGGCTCGGTGCAATTAAAGGGGGACAAAGATGACAGATACTGAATTTGTTATTGCGTCTCTTATAACCGCCTACGTCCTTGGCTGGGCGTTTGGTTCAACAATCCTGTACTTCAAAAAACTTATCGAGGTTTCAACATGAAAAAACTCAAAAGAATGAAAACAAAATTGGGCGCTGTTATTACGATTGCAGCAGGCGCAGCCAGTTCTGCAAATGCAGCGTTGCCCGCAGACGCACAGACAGCCGTGGATTCAGTTTCGACATTTGCCACCGACATGATTACCTGGGCATGGCCAGTGGTCGCTACGGTTACTGTAGCAGCCATCGGCATTAAGCTTTTCAAGAAGTTCACAAACAAGGCCACCTAAGCATTTAGGCCACCTCGTATTGAACGCAATGAGTGGGTATAGGGAAGGGGTATTCAATGCCCCTTTTTTAAAGGTTTAAAATGAAAGCTGCGATATATCTGGTGTTATTGTCTTTTCCATGTTTAGCATCTGCGACTGCGTATAACGCAGTTTATGGAGAATATGAGAGCGGAAATCATTCAAGTGCCTATAGCGCCTGCATGGCTTTAGGTGCAATCATTTACCCTGATCATTACAGCCGCCCTGTAACCGGTGCGACATCAACGCCAACATCAACGACCAGCTCTTCTTGTGCAACAGATGTCTCATATGCAGTAGTCGGTAATCTCTATTATATTGATGAAGAGTGCTCTGATCCTGATGAAAATGGCCTCTGCTCAATTGAAATAATTGAAACCTGTGAAGATGGTTTTCCACCAGATTTATTAGGATATTATGGCTGTGATAGACCAGCTATTAAGCAGTGTGATGATGGGTCATATGTAACTTCAAATACATTTTGTCCTCTGAACCCAACCGTTTGCACTGACTTTGATACTTGCTATAACTACGCCCTCTCGGATGCAAGCTGTACTGGCGCTACATATTTTTCGTTCAATTATGTTGACCCTCAAAATTTCAGCTTTGAATGCACAGTTATAGACTCAGCGTCACCCGACAATCCTGACAACGGGGGTAATGCTGACGGGAATATCTATAACGATCCCACATCTCCCACCACAGCATCCGTATCAGAAATTGATCCAGGTACCTTGGCTGATGCCATCGACAATTCCTTAAGAGATGATTTTGGCAACGTAGAAAGGGCTGTACGAGAGGGGTCTGCGGATGTAGAAAGTGCTGTTCGGGATAACACACAAATACTGAAAGATGCCATTGAAGCACAGGGAATATCAACGGGCGACTATTTTGCTGATATGCAAACAACAATTAACAATGCTTTCGGTCAATTAGAAACAACCAACAACTCTGGAAGTTCGGATATTGTTGACTCAGTCAATGGCGTAAAGGCATCTGTAGACGCTGGCAATACTACTCTGACAGAAATATCCTGCAAGTTTGATGATCTAAAAGACTGTGAGCCAACAATCGATAATAACTACTGCGAAAATCCGCACGGTCTTGATGGTGATTTTATTGGATCAGTTTCCGATGCCCTTCAAGGCACGATGGATCAAGAACGTGAGGATGCAGTACAAACTGTAAAAGATGAAATTTCTGAACTAAAGGATAGCAGCCCTTTTGGTTCTGAACTAACAGAGTCAAACCTCGAAAGCCTGTATAGCTATTTTACTGATGTATGGCCTGCACCTACTGCCTGTATTCCATTGGAGATTGGTGATTCATCGCAACCCTTTGGTCATATCACCATATCCTGCGAGTTCTCCGATAAATTCAAAGCAACATTCGGATTCCTAATTTCGATCTACACCATTCTTTCGCTTATCGACATTCTGATGAGCCCCATTAAACCCAAACTAAACGGAGGTGTTTGATGCCAGCTCTTTTTCTTCCAATACTCGCTGGTGCAGCAAACTTATTGCGGCTACCTGCTTTGGCTGCGTTCTTTGGCGCTATCTTTGCCCAGATCGTCGCATTCCTTGCCCAATGGTTTACCGTAAAAACCGCAATGCAACTGGGTATTGTGGCCGCTGTAGTTTCATTGACAGTTGGTCTATTTATTACGGTTAAAACATTGATAACTGGAATAGGCGTTGTCGCTCCCCCTCAGTTTACACAGGCCATGTCACTAATTATTCCTGACAATTTGCCCTTGTGTATCTCTGCCATTGTGTCGGCGAACATCGTTCGTTGGGTCTGGATATGGCAAGTTCACTTCATCGAAATGTACGCCAGTATTCGATAAGGAGGCTGTATGGCCGTCTATTTTGTTACAGGAAAATTAGGTGCTGGAAAATCGTTAGTTGCGGTAGCTCGGATCAAGGACAAGCTTTTGAAAGGCTTGCCTGTCGCTACTAATCTCGATATTAATTTGAAAAATATGCTTGGGAGAAACAAACGCAACACTCGTCTATTCAGAATACCAGATAAACCTTCTTACAATGACTTGCTGGCTATAGGTATTGGCAACAAATCCTATAACGAAGAGTTAAATGGTTTATTGGTTTTGGACGAATGCGGCACCTGGTTTAATTCGCGTTCTTGGGCCGATAAATCCCGGCAAGAAGTTATCAACTGGTTTCTCCATGCGAGAAAGCTTGGCTGGGACATTATTTTCTTAGTACAGGATATGAACATTGTTGACAAGCAGGCGCGTCTTGCTCTTGCTGAGCACGTTGTTTACTGCCGTCGAACTGACCGCGCCAATATTCCTATTTTTGGCGCAGTTTTCAAACTGCTCACGGGTGGAAAATTACCGCTACCTAAAGTACACCTTGGGATTGTTAGATACGGTGATTCTCCGACAGCGCTCAAGGTGGACACATGGACAACGCTGGGGCCTACGCTCTATTCCTCCTATGACACCAAACAGAAATTTTCAGATTTCTATTCTCACGGCGTTTATACCATTCTGCCACCCTGGTACACCTACGGTCGTTACACCGTGCCCTATACAACGAGGAATATTATGAGAATCACAAAAATATACTTCCGAAAGTGGTCACGTATTGCTGCATTTACTGCTGGCGTAATTTCAACATTTGTTTTAACTCTTCTGGGCACTCCTGCACCAACAGCACCGACAAATACTACCAAGGTTGTTTCTACCCAACCCAAGCCAGACTTCCAACAGCTTTACCACGGGTGGAAGATTGCTAGCTATGCCAATTGGCCCGGTCAATTCGCTTCTTATCAATTCATCGATGCAAATGGCAATAAGGTATCGGCAGAGTTTCTCAGAAAAAGTGGTATAACAATTAAATCTCGTGGAGCCTGTGAAGCTCTTTTGGTTCAGGGGGAAGATTATGTTTCGATTTACTGCGGCTAGATTTTTTGTAACATTACTATTTTTCGTAAAAGCTTCTAGTGGCATAGCGTATCCACTTGACCCTTTTGAAGCGCGGCACGCACCCATATCTGAATTTGTTGATTGGGCTTCGAAGCAATCAGGAAAAAATATTATCCTTGGGCGTGGTGTTGAAGGCACTGTCTCTGTTCATGTTAAAAATCTTGATTCAACCGAAGTTTTGACTCTTTTTAATCAGGTCATGCAATCTAACGGTTATTCACTTAAACAGGAGGAAGGCTTCTATAAAGTCATCCTCGATACCGAGCAATTTGTACCGGTAACGCCGCTTTACACCAAGCTGTATAAGTTGAACTATCTTAGAAACACAAAAGTCCGCGATATATTCAATTCTGTCCTTATGGCGGCACAGACTACAATGCCATCAGATGGGGGAGAAAAGAAGCAAGTAGCTCAAATATCAATAATAAAGCACTCAGTAGACATTCTACCGGCCTCCAATGCATTACTGGTTTCAGCCTCGAAAGAGCAATTGAAAACCCTTGATGAATTCGTGAACCAGATTGATACCGATGTTAGGCAAGTCATCATTGAAGCGGTCATCGTAGAAACTGACCTTGGTAATAGCGAGCAATTTGGCGTCAACCTGGCAACAGCCCTCACAGCGAACGGCTTCAGTCTGATTTCCAATTCACTTGGCTTAACACCGGACATTTCATCATTGGATGAAGGTGGCCATATAGTATTTTCTCAGGGGGGAGATATCCGAGGTTTGGTGAGCGCGCTTGTAAAAGATAGTCATGCCAAAATACTTTCTACACCCAATATTCTTGTAATGGATAGAGAGCGCGGCAATATTTCGGTTGGTCAAAATGTACCCTTTCTTGTCTCTCGTGAAATCACGGACGGTGGCAATACTATTCAACAAATCGAACGTAAAGATGTCGGTGTGACTTTAACTGTTACGCCCCACGTACTTGAATCTGGTCAGATCGTATTGCAGATCAGCCAGGAATCTTCTAGCGTCACTAATAGCACTCAGGCTTCAGACATCATCACAAATAAACGCTCAATTTCCACCGTGGCTAAAGTTGGTGACGGGGAAACAATAGCACTGGGAGGGCTTGTGTCTGATGAAATGAGGGTTTCAAATTCCGGTGTTCCCTTACTGAAAGACATCCCGTGGTTAGGACGTTTATTTCGGTCTGAAAGCAAAGATATTGTTCAGCGTGAATTAACAGTGATGATTAAAACAATCATTCTCTAAAGGCTGCCTGTTGTCGCCAGCTACGCAGTGGCGGCGGCAACAGGTAGCCTCACCCTGTGACTGACCAGGTTAATAAAGCGTGACATTTACACCGCCAATAGCTGGCATAGTCAGCTTCGTCTATGTAGGATCTATCCGCATCACCAGGCCAATTTCGCATGCGAAATTGGAACAACAAACAAACTTACTAACAAACAAATTAACAAACTAACTTACTAACAAACTTACTGAGGTAACCAATACTAATATGGCTTTAACAAATGACGAAAAAAGAGTGAAGATCGCATCAATAGTTGAGGGGCTGGAAGAATTACGCGCTGATGTTGTCGAAGCTGTGGAGTATCAAAAAGCCAGTGATATGTATCCACCTGAATTTGATGCAGATGATTTTATAGATAATGTTGTAGATGCGCTGAACGCGCTCGATCACGAACTGAAACATGGGTAATACATACATAAAAAATTATAGCCTGATGATGCCCGTTTCTCGGTTCAAGCGAGAATTCATCGGCCTGCTCAAACAACTATCCTCTAAGTCTCATCCCTTGCGGAAAATCATTATCACCCGCTCAGGTAAAAGTATTGCAGTTGTATTAAGTCCTGAATGCTACGAGGAGCTTGCCAGTGTCAAGGGGTTGGTGCGGCCCGCAGCAACGCCGTAGGCGTGCTTTAAGCGAGGACACGGCCCCTTGACACCTCTCCCACCAATTAGCCTTAGCACGGGGTTCCAGCTCGCTGGAACCTCTGCCTAGCGGCGAGCGCACAAAAATCTCTACTTTTTTGAAGAAATGTCTTTAGCCGTATTGACATAACAAATATGCTTTTATCGCATTCCGGCCTTAGTGGATATTGCTGCGGCATTAGAGTAAACAAAGAGAGGAAAAAAATGGCATTAGATTCATCCAAGGAAAACCAAGTAAAAACATTCAACCCAATTCAATACTTGGTTCACCGCCTTCTTTATACGCCTATATTTGGTTATTTTATTTATTTAATAGGCGTTCAGTTTAGGGAAGGGCAATATATATTTTTTGGCCCTTACTCTCCATATTTTCCATATACAACTCAAGACGTATTTATCAGTGCATTCTGGTTTCTAAGAGATATTTTCGAAACGGTTTTTACCTCGGCTTTTGGTGTTTTTATGAGCGCCCTTTTTGGATCTTTGGGCCTCGCTTTCGCAGTCAGAATATTTGGTCTAGTTTATCAGCGCGAGGTAGTTCAAAAGGGAAAATGGAGATTTGAAGCCAAAAGACGTTTTATCAGAATTCGGTATGCCTCAAGTTATTATTTTAAGGGAATTTTGGAAACCGCTTACCTTGTTGTGATCATACCTTCAGTGTTTATAGTCGCGCTTAGCGCCTTAATAATAGTACTTCTATTTCCAACTCTAGCTCAAGAACAAGGCTTTAAGGCGTCTCAAAAGAAAGTTACGTCATACAATTTGTGTTATCAGGTTAGGACTGATGGGATTTTGGACAAAGATAAGGGTCGTTGCACGTGTGTCTATATGGATGGGAAACTCGAAAGTTTTGGTTGGACGGTCGATGCTTCAAAAGAATACATTTTGCTATACCGGCTCGATAAACCAACAAAGTTACAACCAATGAAAGATAGAACAGTTACTACATCACTTGGAAAAATGTGTTCCGAAAAACTGGAGTAAAATGTAAAAGTTTAGACTTGTGCTGACAGCTACCAGTTCTTCATGTTGGCCATCTATCGCTCAGAGTTCATTTAATCCCTTTTATTCACCAAATGCGGCTTTCTTTCGTCAGCGCTATACTCTTCGTCCTCGTCAGGAAATACTTCCGCATCCGAAGAGTTAAGCGTCTTTTCATTCCCAGAAATAACGCCTCTTTCGTCAAACTCGACAGGCCCTTTTTTGTACAACTCTTTAGCGCGTGCTTTTGCTCGCGCCTTCATCCATTCGTCAAATTCTTTAGTGCCTGGTTGTGGTCGTTCGTCTGTCATGCGAGATCCCGATAGCAGTAATTGCCTCTGGCATTATAAGAATACCCATTCAAACTGTTCAAATAATGATCTTTCACCTTACTGTTAATTGGCGACATAATTCGAAGCTGAACAGCACCAATGGCATCCGCATAAGCTTCAGCCGCGCCTACTGCAATAAGGGATACCAGCCCTGTAAGGGGAGTCGTTTTTGGAGATGCCTCCAGAAAATCCAATCTTAGCTTATTGCCACTCCAGGTGGGCCTTCCCAACCCCAGTCCACAGAGAAAGAGGTTACGGTACCAGATTGCTACTTCAAACCGTTTCGGATGCCTCCAGGCATACTCAGAGGCTCCACCCGGCCAGCTCCAATCCACTCGACGGTAGGGGGAGGTTTCCCATTGCTTAGCCTTGGCTTTTGACTGTATATCAATTGACCGTAGCTGCACCGATTTGCCTATGTCTATCGGCTGTCCCCGGCTGTTGCTCATGTAGTTTGGCATCGATTCCAGGGCAATGTTCCGCGCGTATTCTCGAAGAGATTCGTAGCGGTCTTCCGCTAGTTGGTGACTTGCTTGCATAATGGCTTCTTCCTTGACTAAAACGGCGAGTTTAACGCCCTCTTGCAGGCCGCGTAAACGATGCCCTCCGCGCTTTGCTAACTCCGTCAACCTGCGCCTTTCGCGTTGCCTACATTTGGACTACAACACAGTGATATGCAGTGTAGAAAAGTGGTTCCAATTTTCATAACTGACTGATTTAAAACACTTTATACCACTATATAACTCGTTGGATCGGGTTCAAATCCCCCCGCCTCCAC